TTGTAGTAAGTTCTTCAAAAGATTTCTTACATTTTAATTTGCCGCCATCAAAGTTTTTAATCATGTCTGCCGGCTTTCTTAATGTTTTTTGTACACTGGTTTCTTCATCAAAGTCTTGTAGTGTTGTTCCTTTAACCATTATGCCAGTTCCAGGCCTTGCTAAGTTCTTAGGATCAACATTCTTTGCTTTATACACACCTATCTTTCTAGTTTTAGTATTGTACACCCAAACTTCATTGGCATATACAACATCAGTAGGATGTAAACTTGCTAGTCCTAGTTCAGGAAAGTTTACAGCATACTTTAATTTCTTCACGATAGACTCTTTAGACCGTGCCTTAGGCTTACGAGCCTTGCGTGTAGTGGCTTTTGTTGCCACAATAGTATCACAAGCAGTATTAATCTTTTCAAACACTTGTAAGAAGGTCTTACGCATTTTAGCATCGAAGTGACTGTAGCCTTCTTTAATGTCTTCGTCTTGCCACTCAACTACTAATTTTGCTTCTTCGTATTGTGCTTCAAATTCTTCTTTAACAATTTTAGCATGTGGTCCTTTTATTTCAGGTTGGTATGCTATCATCATTTTATATGGGTCAAATTGTTTAAGTGTTTTAGTACCGTCTACAAATTGATCTATAAAATATTCAAATTCAGCACATAAGTCAGATACTTGATCCTTCATTCTATCTTGAATGCTTATAACAGGCTTGGCTAATTTTGCTTCGACTTTTTCAATCTTTTCTGCTAGAGCCTTTTTGCCACGTGGTATCCACTCTTCATTTTTGCGTTTTTCGTAATGTTCACGTAAATGGTCTGGCATGTATCCTAGTTTGTGCCATACAAAAATTGTGCTTATGCAAGAACTAAAAGTCCAGTCTGGATTTGCTAAAATAATTTTTACATCTTCTGGCGACCATCCTGTATGATCTTTTATCCAACTTTTGACAATAGGCAATCCTTTAGTTTTACTAACTTCTGTTCTAGCAAAGTATTCGCAACTGCGAAATGCAGTTTTTTGCTCTTCTGGGTCTGTGATTAACTTCAGAGTCTTCCAATCGGGCTCTGTAGTAATATACACTGATCGCTGTTTTTTCTGTCTAGCCATACCAATAATTACTCATTTTAAAAACTATATATAATTTTTTTGGCAAAAAAGGTGTCAAATAAAGATATATTATAGTATAATCTCGTCTTTTGTCATTTCGACGTATCTTATTTGAGGGTCTCTTTTGCGTGGTTTACCCAACGCCCAGAACTTCTCAAACATAAATCCAGCACCAAGTTTGATACCTGTGTCTATGCCTTCTTTGTAACCAATATTGTATGAAGTGTAACCTACACCTAATATACAAAAGCCAAATATAATGTATTCTGCAATTTCCATGTTCTTATAATAGCAAAAAATTAAACCTTTGTCAATCTGATAAATAGTGTTATGCCTAAAATTAGTTTATGGAATCCAGTAAAACGTAACGACTATAAGTTTGTTGATGGTATTGTGGCGGAAAATATTTATGCCGGAGGCACTGGCGTAAATATTCACAAATACTTAGGTGTACACGATCAAGGTGACACTAATGATTTTACACAACCACAACAAGATAATAGTTACGATTCAGACGGTAATCAAAAAACTGGTGAAACATTTATACAAGATGTGCTGTTTTTAGAAAACAGAGACAGAAAGTATGATGATAACATATATGAACTAAGAGGAACATATACTGTAAGTGATTCAGACTTTGATTTGACACAATTTGGTATGTTTCTGCAAAATGATACATTGTTTATGAACTTTCATATTGAAACAATGGTATCTACACTAGGCAGAAAACTTATGGCAGGCGATGTTATTGAGTTGCCTCATTTGAGAGATGACTTATTACTAGATGATCGCAAAGATGCTATAAACAGATTTTATGTAATCACAGATGCAAGTAGGCCTTCCGAAGGATTTGATCCTAATTGGTGGCCTCATATGTGGAGATGTAAGTTAGGCCCAATAAGCGACAGTCAAGAATACAGAGATATTATTGGCTATGGCGACGAAGAAGACGATTTACGAAATATTATTAGTACATATAAGGATGAAATTGATATTTCAGATGCTATTGTGCAACAAGCAGAAAATAATGTACCACATGATCCATACTATGCCGCCGGTGCTCATTTATTTGTAGATGAAAATGCCAAGGGCAAACCATTTATTGGAACTATCGAAGGTGCTCCAAATGGTGCAACATTATTAGGTAGTGGTATAACATTTCCATTAGCCGCAGTTGATGGCGATTATTTCTTAAGGACAGATTTTAATCCTAGCAGGATATTTAAGAAATCAGGCAATCGTTGGGTCAAAGTTGCAGATGATAGTAAACGAGTGTTCTCGAGTGCTAATAGAATATTAGATGGGTTTATAAATAACACAGCAGAGACAACAAACACAGACGGTACTATAACTAATGAAAGAACAAACCTCAGTAAAGTTGTTAAACCTAAGACGGATAATTAACTATGCAGTACTGGTATGATGAACAAATAAGACGATATATTCTACAATTTATTAGAATATTTCATGCATTCAAAGTTAAAGAAGGCAGTAGGGACGGCGAGGACGAAAGATATAATACTGTGCCTATAAGATATGCAGATCCAAGTAGAATGGTTTCGCATATTCTTAGACAAAATTCAGAAAATGTTATTAACAGTACACCTTTTATAGGTGTTAGCATACAAAGTTTACAAATTGCTAGAGATAGAACACAAGATCCTTTCTTTACAGATACAAAAAGTATAACTGAAAGAAAGTTTAATAACGATACACAAAGTTATGAAGCAGAGCAAGGCAATCAATATACAATTAACAGATACATGCCGGTTCCATATAACTTAACTATGCAAGTTGATATATGGACACCCAATACTGATACTAAATTACAGTTAATGGAACAAATACTAGTTCTATTTAATCCAACAATACAGTTACAACAAAACTCTAATCCGTTTGATTGGACACAAATTGTTGAGGTAGAATTAACCGATATACAGTTTACTAATAGAAGTATTCCTGCAGGCGTAGACGAGCAAATAGATGTCACAACATTAACATTTACTTTGCCTATTTGGATTAATCCACCTGCTAAAGTTAAAAGACAAAGTATTATACACGAAATACATAGCAATATTATAACAGATTTTGGTGGACAATCACTTAGCGAAATTGGATATGATGAAGACATACATGATTTCTTTAGAAGTTTTGATATCCAGTCACGTTTAATTGTTTCACCAGGTAATTACAAAGTTAGTATTTTAAGCAATTCTGCAACTCTATATGACTCAGGTGGTATAGAGACAAAGAGTTGGACTGACTTACTAGCCTCCTACTCCAAAGAATTAATAGATGATACCAGCATTTTAAAATTAAAAATTACAAATGATATGGAAGACGACTCGCAGGATATTGCAGGAACTATTGCAAAACATCCGTCAGACGACAGCCAATTAATTTTTAATCTAGATACTGATACATTACCCGCTCCTACTATAGGCAATATTGAAAAAATTATCAATCCACATAATAATATACCAGGTGATGGTACACTAGCAAACCTAGAAATTGGTCAGCGATACTTAATTACAGAAGATCTTTCAAAAACTGGATATCCAGAGTGGAACATTGATGCATCAGAAAATGACATAATAGAATTTAACGGTTCTAATTGGTCTATATCGTTTGATGCAAGTGCCAACATTAATACTACAGCAGTAACCAAAAACTTAAATACAAATAAAGTATACAAATGGACAGGAACACAATGGCTGAGCATATACGAGGGGGAATACAATCCGGGATATTGGACTCTAGTCCTATAGAACCTTTTGTAGGTGTTATAGGCGTAGGCACATTATTTCTTGCTCTTGACACAGAACGTGTACTTTTACAATTCAGAAACAGCGACAAACGACATAAACACACTTGGGGTTTTTGGGGAGGACTTGTTGAAAAAGGCGAGTCTCCATATGAAGCCTTGACACGTGAACTTGATGAAGAGTTGGGTTTGGTTCCAGATATTAATAAACTGAATCCTATAGATGTTTATCAAAGTAAGGACAAAAACTTTATGTATTATAGTTTTGTTGCTGTCATAGAACACGAATTTATGCCAAATTTAAATGGTGAAAGTTGTGGTTATGCTTGGGTAGACATCGGTACATGGCCAAAGCCATTACACGAGGGTGCTAGAGCAACCTTAAGTTACAATAAAGGTAACGAAAAACTTAATACTATATTAAATTTACATAAATGCCAGACATAATAGATTTTAAAAAGATAAGACTAGAAAACTTACTGATAAAGTTTGCAAAGTCCAACGAAATACCGGCCGAGTTTATAGACGGTCGTATGAATCCTGATGAATTATTTAATATGTACAAAGATTCTTTATCTGAGTATCATTTAAAGTTATTAAATAAACTCAAACGAATACTTGCTAGTAGAATGCGTAAAAGTCAAGAAAACATATATGAATCATTTATGGAAGAGTACTTGTATTTTTATAAACACCAATGTACCAAGGAAGATAAATGGCGTTTTCCTATTGTAAGTTCTAAGTACAGAGATAACCTCAATCCCATAAGAGCATTATATTATGAATTACTTAATATAATGAACAGTTATAATCCTGAAAGTCATGTACATGTGTTTGTGTTAGACATGTTTAAAGATGCAGAATGGCGTAATACGATTATAAATTGTGTACAAAAAGACATAAAAGCAATAGATCATATAACATCAACATATCATTACCCATTAGAAAAAATTGGCGAGAAGCCTTTTGAATTTCTTTATTTAATGGAACTTAAAAAAGATCTAGTTACTGCAAGAAGTGTGTTCCGCTCTATGGAACATTGGTCACCTGACGAATAATTACTTGTAAAGTTTTCTAACTTTGCCATCAAACAATGGAGCATACATTCTAACTGGCTCTTCTTTGCCTTTCACAGTAACTTCGCCTATGTTACTAAATGCTATATCATTACATTGCAAGTATGTGTATTCAGAAACAATGATTGGTGTGTCTTCTGCTCTTGTTTGTGCTTCGAGTCTAGCACCTAAATTTACTGCATCACCTACAACACTATAATCCAATCTAGTTTCAGCACCCATATTACCGACAATACATGTGCCTGTGTTGACACCTGTACCAAATTTAACTCTCGGTAAGCCACGTTGTTCCATTTCTTTTTCTAGTTCGTCGCCAAGCAGTTCAATTTCTATTGCTGTTTTAACTGCCATCTCAGCATGATTCTCACATGGTAGTGGTGCGTTCCAAAATGCCATTATACAGTCGCCCATGAACTTGTCTATTGTACCACCATTCTTTAAAACTATTTTTGTCATTTTATCTAAGAAACTGTTTATGAGTTCTACTAATCCTTCTGGGTCATCTGCTTTCATGTACTTTTCTGATATAGGTGTAAAGCCGA